TGTATTATGCCTTTTGCTGTGCAATTAAAAACTCTTCAATGAGGTCTTCTTTTTTACGTCTCATGCTCATTTCAATGCCGAATTTCTCGTTACCGAGATTGACAATTTCTTGCTTAGACATTTTTTCTAAGTCGGGTTGAGTAATTAAGCTAGTTGTAGCTTTTCGTTCAGTTTTTGGTTTTACAATAACTGGTTCGGTAGCAACAGCCGGTTCGTTATTAAGAACACGATCTTTTGCTGTAAGAACTAATGTATCATTAACTGCAACTTCTTCTTTGTACAACCCGAGTACTTTTTTAATACTATCAAATAATCCCATAATAATCTCCTTTAATCTATACCTAAAATTAGTTTTGCATCTTCACTCATTTTGTCAGGACCCCATTCAGGTGTAAATGTAATATCCACATCTACACTGTTGATGCCAGTAACTGACCAACATGCCATTTTTACATCCATTACAATATCATCTACACTAGGGCAAAACGGACTAGTTAAACTCATTAGTATATGACACTTATCATCATCTAGTGTGATATTATAAATCAAACCAAGATCATAAATGTTAACACTAATCTCCGGATCATAAACGTCTTTTAAATTTTCGACAATTCGTTCAAGTCTGTTACTTGTGACAGCATCTTGAATGTCAACATGTCCTCGTGATTCCTGAACCATACTTCTATCCCGTGTCTTTGATGGTCGTAACGCCAGCCTCCGTAATTATCGCCAAACTGAGTGTTTAGTAATGTTACGAAGGCTGCTCTATTAAAATAGTTTTCTTTAATAAACATTGTGCAGTAAAACTTGTCGTCCTGCTGCCAATTAGCACACCACTCTAAATTAAGAGGCAAATTCCCCATCTTCACGATGTCCTTGGCGATACGCCATATTGCTATCGGTTTCACGCACTTCTACACGTGAGCACCACAGGCGTTCAGCTTCGCCGTAGCTTGGTAAGAAAATCGTATTGATGTATTCATAAAGGAAGTCTGCAATGCCTTCGCAACCAGTTTTACTTACCATTGTAATTTTAGCAAGTCCTAGTTCGCCTAGGCGCAATAATTCGTCCTTCTTAGGATCGTCTTCTGCTACTAGTAATGTATGGTCAAACCAATCTTCTAGTAATCCTTTTAGCGGTTTAAGACCGCCGTAATCCATTGCCCAATTTCTTGCATCTAGTTCATCTGTTTCGAACTCGAAATGAAAACTAAATGCATATCCGTGGATTTGATTGCAATGACTGCTAGCTCTCCACTGTCGATATGCACATGGTGCAATTTGTCTATAAGTTTTTGTCGATACGTATTTTTTTGCCATTTTATACTCCTATGCAATATGGAGTGTGCGGAATATTTATAGTGGGGCGAACACCTAGTCCACTTGTATTATTACTTATCATCGTTTGTCGATGACCTTATCTGCAAGCCCATATGCAACAGCTTCTTGTGCTGTCATAAAATAATCACGATCCATGTCACGTTCGAAATCTTCATATGTCTTACCAGCAGTATTATGCTTAACATACAAGTCTGTCAACATACGTTTCATTGCAGTGATTTCTTTATATTGGATTTCAATATCGCTTTGCATACCACGAGCACCGCCGCTAGGTTGGTGAATCATTGTGCGGCTATGTGGCAATACATAACGTTTACCAGGCGCACCTGCTTGTGCAAGGAACGACCCCATGCTACACGCTTGCCCCATAACCACCGTAGCAACATCTGGTCTAATGTATTGCATAGTATCGTAGATGCTCATACCTGCGGTAATAACACCACCCGGGCTGTTAATATAAAGTGTAATATCTTTATCTGGATTTTCACTTTCTAAAAACAGTAGCTGACTTACAACAAGATTAGCACTGTAATCTTCTACTGGACCATTTAGCATTACTACACGGTCTTTGAGCAAACGACTATAAATGTCGTAGCTACGTTCGCCTTGACTTGTTTTGTCAATTACGATAGGCACTAGCCCCATTGTGTTACTCCTAAATCACTGTATGCAATTTGAATTGCTTTGCTTTGATAGAATGCGTCTGCATATGCGTTGTGCAGATTTTTTTGCATTTTTTTACGTGGATCTTCTCTTAGCAATCCAAGCAATGTTCTGCTATCACGAATTTGCCAAAACTGCCATGGAATTGGTCTACCTAAACTACGGTAAATGTTTTCTAGCATAGTATAATCAAAGCCATAACCCTGACCCCAAAAGATGTCTACGCCAACAATCCACTTGTTTAGTGCATCAAGAAATTCGTCTACACCAACTGCATCGGTTTGATCAAACGCTTCATTCATAATTTCGGGATCTTGCTTTGCCCACCATTCTAGTGTGCTGTCGCTAACTGTGCGACCTAGACGATCTTGGTCGTCGATACTAAGTTTAAAATAGAATTTATCGTATGGTTCATCAGCAGTGTAAGGATTAAACTTTACTCCGCCAATTGTTAAGATGGTTGCACTAGGACTTGTGTCTAGTGTTTCTAAGTCTATTGTTGCATGGATTGCCAATCAATCAAACCTTTCTAATACTTGAATAACGTGTTTACATTTGCCTTGAAAATTAAACCCAGGACAGCTACATTCGAATCCTTTATCTACTATTGTTACAGAATATTCAGATCCTGGTTTACTACCTTGAACTGTCCACTGTGTTCCTACTAAATGATTGCCTTTAAAGTTCCAATCACTAGGAGCATAATAACGTTTAGTATAGCGTTTCATGGTAGCCTCTTAGCTATTACATGTTTAATATATGACATAACTGTGTAGATGTCAAGTTATCTACGCATTGCAGCAATATCTTTTGCTGCTTCAGGACTGTCTTTTCGAATAGGAACCGCATTGCTTTTGTGCATAGTTGCAATACCTAGCAATTCTGTTCCTGTGTATGTTTTACGATCTTTAGCAGGACCATGCCCTGCAACACGATCACTTGTTACTCGAGGACCGGTAGACAAGTTGGGCATTTCGCAAATACCTTGTCTACGACCTTTTTTATCGTGCGGCAACTTACGCTTTAGGCTTTCATCGTCAACACCCATCTTTTTCAAGAACTCTTGGTGTTGACGCTCTGCTTCAAGTTGTCGTGCTGTTTTCTTAGACGACTTTTTGCGATTGTATTTTGTAGTGGTCATGTGAGGACCAACAAGGTGCATTGTCATTTTTAATTCAATAGTTGTAGACGAAGACGTAGGCGAACACGTTGCCCTACATAATAATTGTTTGCTTGTGTAGCGTTCATACGAATTGGAACATTATTACCCATTACATTAAAAATAACATCAGCTTCATTTGCAACGGTTTGAGTGACGTATTCAGTGTTGCAAACTTCTACTTGCCTAACACTCGAATTATTTGCGCCGTTATTTGCACCGACCATGCCACCGATAACAGCGCCTGCAATAGCACCATCATCCTTACCAGTAACGCCTTTGCCAAGTAGTCCGCCGATAATCATACCAGTAAGCGCACTGCCTGCAGCATTGTTGTTATTTGTAGTTCTATTTTCAATATAGCAATTCTGCACCGGTTGTTGGGTTTTGATCCAAATTGACTCTATGTCAACTACGTTACCCCACACTTCGAAACTTTTGCTTTCCTGTGCAAATGCAGTAGATGCCGAGACGATCAAGGCAAGTGCAATCAATATCTTTTTCATAGTTGTATCTCCATATTACAACATATTTACATTATAACGAATTTTTCATTTGTCAACGATTTAATGTATAACTACATTGTAAGAGTAGATGATAAAATTGGTTGACAAGTATGTATCCTGTTGCTATATTGAGCAAACGTAAACAAACATAGCCAATAGGAGAGTTACAATGGCAAAAAAGGGCGGCAAATCAAAAGGCTTTATTTCACAAGGTCTTCGTCAATCTTCAATGAAAACTGCTAGCAAAGATCCCGGCGTTCGTATCATGAACCAGCTCAAAGCGCATCAGGCTGGTAAAAAGACTATGGTGACTATCGAAAATCCTAACAAGGAACAAACTGATAAGAAATTTATCCGTGTTTCAGGTAAGGAATATTTTAAGAAAATCGAACGCTAATTAATAAAAGGCACAAGATGTAGTTGAATACTCTTGTGCCTTTTGTTCTCCACCACTTGATATAGTGTCATAAATGTGCAGACCGGTATTGGTTAAGGTAATACAAAAAACACTATTGAATTTGTAATTACTACTGCTAAAAATGTAATTATCATTTTATTTTTTTTCAAATAATTAACCACTTTTTTAACTTTGCGTGGCCTAGTTAATTTTTTTTTGGCTCTGCGGGTTTACTTTGACCCGTGCTGTCAAACTG